CGCAGCATTACTATGGGTTAGCCAAGCATCAAGCAGAGGTTAGGCATCGCACGCTGCGAGACAAACACATAGTGGATGTGCGTGTGTTTAATTACATTAGCAGTACACAAGATATAGAACAGCGTTTTTTGGTAACAGACATGATTCGCTCGGTTAAGAATAACGAAGCCCTGTCTGTAGGTGTAGCAAATCCTGTGCGGGATTACATTGGTTCCGAAGATTTAACGCAGTTGTTAATGAAAATATTAGTATCACCGGGGGCTAACGGCGCGGTGGATTGTTATACGCGGGAGCCAATTAACTTACAAACAATGCTAATACGCGCACAACACGACTATGGTTTGAAGTTCAATACTTCTGGTACTCCTAATCTTATTGCAGCTACAGGGCTTAAAAGTTTTTATTATTCGCGCAACCACACAGCAGAACAGTTTGGGTACAGACCTCGATACGATTCGTGGGAGAACATTAAACGCGCTACGGATATTTTGCTAGGACGCACATGACACCAGAAGCTAAAGTAAAAACCAAGCTGTACAAGATATTAAAAGAGTGGGGCGTGTACTACTTCTCCCCCGTATCAGGGGGCTATGGCAAGTCTGGTGTGCCAGACATTATCTGTTGTTACAAAGGGCGCTTCCTTGCGATTGAATGTAAGGCCGGCAAAAACAAACCCACACTATTGCAAGAAGCTGAGATGGAAAAGATTCGTACCGCACAGGGTGTGGCAATGGTGATTAACGAAGACAACATTGATCTGCTTGAGCAGATACTGAAAGGGTTTACATGACGGAAGAATTAGATAGCGCGTTGGAGCATGGTGAAAACTTAGACAAAGAGGAGTTCATCAAAGAAGCGGTAGCTGCGTTTAGCAAGACGTTGAACGAGGCTGATGAGAAGAAGCACGCCGTGTTTCTTGTCTACGATGAAACAGATGGCAACCTACAGACGTATACCTTCAACGCTAACTTGCGTACGTTACTGATGATGATAACCAGCGCATACGAGATGGTTAACGAAGCTGGTGGTGGAGAGAAGAGGGTGTTGAATTGAAGAAGCCTTACAAACGTATTCTTGTTGTTGACTTCGAGACGCGCTGGTCTAGCAAAGACTACACGCTATCGAAGCTAACAACTGAGGAGTACATACGTGACCCACGCTTTAAAGCGTTTGGCGCGTGCTTCCGCTATCTTGATGAACGCACTACTGCATGGGTAACACATGAAAATCTACCTGATTACATCGCTCAAGTTGATTGGCGTAGTACTGCCGTACTTGCTCATAACGCTCAGTTTGATGCATCTATCTTGGACTGGATTTACGGTGCTAGTCCTTGCTTTATTTTTGATTCTCTCAGTATGGCCCGTGCTTTACGAGGTGTGGAAGTTGGCAATAGTCTTGCAAAACTCGCAGCCGACTTCGGACTACCAGAGAAGGGTCGAGCCGTACATTCCACAGACGGACTATCCGAGATTCCTGCGACGGTCGAAAGTGAACTCGCGGCGTACTGTGCGCATGATGTCTTTCTGTGTATCGAAGTATTCAAGCGTTTGGTCAAGGGCTATCCGGCGAAAGAGCTGATGTTGATTGACATGACGTTGAAGATGTTTACTCACCCTGTCCTTGAGCTTGACCCTAACATGCTCAGCGACGCTATCTTAGAAGAGAAAGAAGAACGTGAAGAATTACTGGCGCGTCTTGAGATTGTTGATGCAGCGTTGGCTAGCAACCCGAAGTTCGCGGATTTATTGGAGGCTTTGGGATGTGAAGTACCGACTAAGATCAGCAAGACTACAGGTAAAAAGACGCTGGCACTTGCGAAGAATGATGCGCATTTCCAAGCGCTACTTAATGGAGAACGAAAGGACGTTGCACTCCTATGCCAAGCACGACTGCGAGTTAAATCAACATTGGAGCGTACGAGAGCGCAGCGATTTTATGACATCTCGCAGCGAGGAACACTCCCAGTCCCGTTGAATTACTACGGCGCACACACAGGGCGCTGGTCTGCTAGCAGAGGTAGCGGTATCAACATGCAGAACATGAAGCGTGGTTCGTTCTTGCGTAAATCTATCCTTGCACCAGAAGGCTACATGTTGATTGTCTCTGACCTCTCGCAGATCGAGCCGCGTGTATTGGCTTGGCTGTCTGGTTACGATGCGCTGCTTGATGTGTTTCGTTCAGGCGGTGATGCGTATGCTACGTTCGGTGCGCAGATGTTTAACTTGCCCGGCATGACGAAGGACACACATCCTGTGGAACGGCAGTCGGCTAAGTCAGCGTTGCTTGGTGCAGGATATAACTTAGGCTGGGCATCGTTTGCAGCACAGCTACTAACAGGGTTCCTTGGTGCGCCGCCGCTACGCTATACAAAAGCAGATGCGCGTCAGCTTGGTGTGACATCAGAGAAGGTTGCCAAGTTTGTTGACTGGCCTGTGAACCTTGAGAAGATGCGTGCTATCCCGCACACATGCACCGAGCAAGAGTTGTTAATACATTGCTTAGTTGCAAAAGAGATCATTGATAAGTACCGCGCTGCTGCGCAGCCTGTGGTTGATTACTGGGATATGTGTCAGTCGCTTATCTCACGCAGTTTAAAAGATGGCGTTGAATACACGCACAAATGCGTGACATTTAAGCAAGGTGAAATCGTCTTGCCAAGCGGTCTGTCTTTGCGCTATCCTGATCTGAAAGGAACACCTGACGACAAAGGCCGTATGCAGTGGTCGTATGGTCCCGATGAAAAGAAGTTGTACGGTGGGAAGCTGACTGAAAACATTGTTCAGGCAGTAGCTCGTTGCATCATGACTGATGGCATGCTGCGTATACAAGAGCGTTTTCCATGCGTGCTAACCGTACATGACGAAGTTGCTGTTCTCGTACCTGAAACTCACGTTTCAGACGCTTTGCCGTGGGTGCTTGAACAGATGATTACTACCCCTGACTACATGTCGGGGATTCCACTCAATGCTGATATTGATTCTGCTAAACGCTATGGAGATGCTAAGTGATTGTTGAAACAATTGACTACCGTAAAATACTTACGTGGATTAACGATGTATGGGCTAAGTCATTAGCTGCTGTGCTTATGTTTGTGATTGGTGTATGGATAGGCCAAGTGCAGGTTGAAAGCAGAACAGTTGGTGACTGCAAATACGCAGGAGCCTTTCGTGTAAACCATGAAGCATTTGTTTGTCAGAGGCGGATATGATTCCAGTAAAAGTTAAATGGTCGCATAGTAGTTTAAAAGATTTTGAAGGCTGCGCGCGTCGTTACCACGAAGTAAAAGTGTTGAAGAAGTTTCCGTTCCAAGACACGATACAAACACGTTACGGTAAAGAATTGCATGAAGCCGCAGAGTTTTACATCAAAGACGATACACCTCTGCCAGAACAATTTGCGTTTGTTCAACCTACGCTTGACTCATTGAAAGCAAAGACAGGCAGGAAGTTTGTTGAGTACGAGATGGCGTTGACAGAAGATTTAAACCCCTGCGCTTTCGATAGCGAGAACGTATGGGTGCGCGGTATCGCTGACTTGATTATCGTCAACGACGATAACTTTACAGCGCGAGTAGTTGACTACAAAACAGGAAACGATAGATACCCTGACCGCGATCAGTTAATCCTGATGTCGCTGATGGTGTTCAAACATTTCCCGCATATCAAACGTGTGAAGTCAGCGTTGTTGTTCGTGGTAAAAAAGTCGATGGTTACGCACGAAGTCGGCGCTGAAGAACAAGAGCAGCTATGGTGGCGTTATCGTGAGCGCGTTGCGCGTCTTGCAGCTAGCCATAGTGTTGATGTATGGAACCCGAACCAAACACCGCTGTGTGGTTGGTGTCCGGTAACTGACTGTGAGCATCACCCTCAACATTAGGAGGCCAGCATGGCAACCAGAAACTACAAGAAAGAATACAAAAGAGATTTACAGACCGGCAAGTCCGGTGCAGATAGTGACCAGCATGAACGCCAGAGAGCGCGTCGCATGTACGACAAGCTGGGTATTGATAGAAGCGGGAAAGACATCGACCACGTTAAGCCATTACGCAAAGGCGGCAAGTCAACCAAAGGGAATCTACGGTTGCGCAGCAAGAGCGTGAATCAGGGAGACAATAAGTAATGCAGATCATTGACAACAAGTTATATCTTTTGAGAACACGTAATCCAGAAAAATATTCGATCATTCCAAAACACAAGATAATCAGTCACGATAACGGTATCTATGAAGTAGCAGTACATTTTGGTTTGGATGAAGCGCGAGTGCTGCGCAATCTGGGTGTAAAGAAAGTTGTCTCGCCTATCGAGGGTAAATACGATTGGCCGGGCAGGTTCAAGCCGTTCGCACATCAACGTGAAACGTCTTCTTTCTTAACGCTCAATCGTCGCAGCTTTGTGTTTTCAGAACCCGGCACAGGTAAAACTTTGTCGGCGCTGTGGGCTGCTGATTATTTAATGAAGGTTGGTGAAGTGCGTCGTTGTTTAGTGCTGTGTCCTCTGTCAATCATGACCTCGGCGTGGATGCAGGATTTAAACAACAGCATCATTCACCGCAGTTGTATCGTAGCGCACCACTCGCAAGCTGCACGCAGGCTGGAGATGGTCAAAGGCGGTTACGACTTCGTGATAACTAACTACGACGGTCTAAATTTAATTGCTGATGAAGTAGTTAAAGATGGCAAGTTTGATTTGGTGATCGTTGATGAAGCCAACGCATACAAGAACGTAGGAACCAAGCGTTTCAAGTCGCTGCTAAAGATACTAAAGCCCAACACCCACCTGTGGATGATGACAGGAACCCCCGCCGCGCAGTCGCCGCTAGACGCGTATGGTTTGGCTAAGCTGGTTAACCCTGATGCTGTGCCTAAGTTTGCTACAGGCTGGCGCGACAAGGTGATGTATCAAGCTACACGTTTTAGATGGATGCCTAAGCCAACATCAGGGGGCGATGTGCATGATGCCTTGCAGCCAGCAATCAGGTTTACAAAAGCGCAGTGTCTTGATCTGCCGCCAGTTATTACTGTCACGCGTGAAGTCCCGCTGACGGCGCAGCAAGCTAAGTACTACAAGATGTTAAAGGACCGCATGGTGATGCAAGCCGCCGGTGAAACGGTTACCGCAGTCAACGCCGCGGCAGGGGTCAACAAGCTACTACAGATCAGCGCGGGTGCGGCGTACACCGACAACCAAGAGGTCGTTACCTTTGACTGCTCCCCGCGCTTGAACGTGCTGCTGGAAGTGTTGGAAGAGACAAGCCGCAAGGTGCTGGTGTTTGCGCCCTACCGGCACAGCATTGACACCATCTCAGAGTTTTTGCAAAAGAACAATATTGAGATTGCACAAATACATGGAGATGTGACCCCAGCTAAACGTACGGCGATATTCAAACAGTTCCAGACTACGGAGTCGCCGCGTGTACTGGTCATTCAGCCACAGTCTGCATCGCACGGAGTTACCCTGACAGCCGCTGACACGGTGGTGTTTTGGGGGCCTGTCATGAGCGTTGAGACGTACCTACAATGCTGTGCGCGTACTGATCGGGTAGGCCAGAACTCAGACAAGGTAACGGTTGTGCATATAGAAGGTAGCGAATTGGAAAGAAAGATGTTTAAAAAGCTAGCAGGGCGGGTTGATGACCATGCGGTGCTGGTGAAGTTGTATGAAGAAGAGCTTGCATCTTAAAAAAGCCGGTTGTAAAATGTTTGACAGATGTACCCAACCACATGGAGTAAACAATGAATACAGAACTTGTCCCTATGGATAAGCTTGCCAAGGTCTACCTGAGAATCAGGGGCGCAAAGGCAGAGCTGACCACGCAATACGAAGCAGAACTGGCAGAACTCGACAAGCAGGAAGATGAGATCGAGAACGCCATGAAGACACAGATGATGGCGCTAGGCACGAAGTCGATGAAGACTGACGCTGGTACTGTCATGCTTGGTACTAAAACCCGCTATACCACCCAAGATTGGGGGTCGTTCAAGGATTTTGTTATCCAGAATGACGCCGTAGACCTTCTGGAACGTCGCATTGCCCAGCGCAACATGGCGCAGTTCCTTGAAGAAAACCCGACGTTAGTTCCGCCGGGGCTTAACTCTGATACGGTGTATCAGATCAGTGTTCGTAAACCAACTAAATGAGTAAAACTATGTCAAACATTATTGAATTTAACGCCTCCTCCGTCCCTTCCTTTGTTAAACGCGGTGAGCTATCAGCAGTTGCTAAAGCCTTATCTGGTGGCGGCAACGGTGGTGGTGGCAAACGTATCTCCATCAAGGGCGGTGTATTCCGTCTGATCTCCAACGGCGAAGAAGTTGCTGCTATTGATGAGCGCTATCTGGATGTAGTTATTGTCAACGCTGCACCCAAGGTGTCGCGCACGTTCTACATGGGCAAGTACGAAGAAGGTAATACGTCTGCCCCAGCTTGCTGGTCTGCCGATGGCGAGCGCCCTGATACTAAAGCGGATAACCCACAAAGCACGACATGCGCAACCTGCCCACAGAACATCGCGGGTTCAGGTGATGGCACTAGTCGCGCATGCCGTTACAGCCAGCGTCTCGCTGTGGTGCTGGAGAATGATTTGAACGGGGACGTTATGCAGTTGGCGTTACCTGCTCAGTCTATCTTTGGTAAGGAAGAAGGTAAGAACCGTCCGCTGCAAGCGTACGCTCGTTACATGACTGCGATGGGCGCAGGTCCTGATGCAGTTGTTACACGTCTGCGTTTTGATACAAAGGCTCCTGTACCTAAGCTGTTCTTTGAAGCGAAGCGTTGGTTGAATGACGACGAGTACGCTGTGGCTATAGAGAAAGGCCAGACTCGTGAGGCAACAAACGCCATCACGATGACAGTATCGCAAACCGATGCTAAGGTCGTCTCGCAGTCTGAGGTGGCAGGTACTGCACCAAAGGCAGTCAAAGCAGCAAAGACAAAACCGCCAGTTGAAGAAGACAGCGGGGACGAGCCAGCGGTACGCAAGGAAGCTGTTGTTGGTAAGAATGTTCCTAAAGGCGGCTCCGACCTGAACAAACTGGTCGATGCTTGGGACGATACAGACGACTAAAGCTATGGGGGAAAGCAGATGCTGGCTTCGCACCTCGCGTGGCGTGATCGACAAAAGTCGGTTGCAAACAGTGTAGTGAGTACCCCACCCAATAGCCCAGCCGGAGGTGGCGCTAATAACACCGGCAGCGGGGGCCAGCTATACCCTTTTGTTAGTTCACCTGAGTTGGTGACCCCGCATTTTTATAGGAGATCGTCGATGGCTTTTGATGGAAAAACATACGACCCAACACGCGACAAAGAACGCCTGACCACACAACTCTACAACGTCTGGAAATTGATGCGCGATGGACGTTGGAGAACCCTGCAACAAATCTCTGAAAAGGTCTACTGCCCTGAAGCAAGCGTGAGTGCGCGACTACGTGACTTTCGTAAGCGCAAGTTTGGGGGACACACAGTAGAACGCGAGTACGTTAAGCGAGGTTTGTTCAAATATCGTGTCATACCAAACGAAGATTACTAATGCCCTACTCACACACCGTTACTGACAGAATTATGAAAGCCCCCAAGACGCTGGGCAACCAGCTTGGGCGCTACTCTGTTCATTTGGATGTTCCTGTGACTTTGATTGCTGGTGCGACCGGCGCAACACGACAGACCGTATACAACTGGTTTGCAGGCGGGGAAGTACTACAACCCTACCGCGCTGCTGTTTCGTCGCTTTTAAAAATAATGCAAACATCCTCTACGCTAGAGGAAGCACGGAGAAGAATATGTTCAGCGTTCACCCTTCCAAATTAACAGATAAAGAACTTGTACGATATGCCGACATCATGCTAGCCGAGGGCAAGCTACCTGTTGATTGGCAAGAAGAAATTATTAAACGACTTGAAGACTTAGTTAACCCAGCATCACGACAAGACTGGCGCTAATTCATGGGAGCGCTAATGGAACCGTTAGATTTTCTAGCGGCGGTACTACCGTTCGCTGAAGATTTTTATTGCGTCGCGGAAGTTGACTCTCGCAAGAAAGAACACGTCTTCAGTTCGTCCATTGATGAGCTAGCGTCTAACGCTGCTCGGTTTAATGAGGCTAAGTGTGACACGTACTTTGCGTTAGCAGCGTTCAAGCACTCAGGAAGCCGTACTGCGGAGAACGCTAAAGTTATGCGTTCGTTTTTTCTCGACCTTGATTGTGCTGAAGCTGGCCCTAAAACGTATGCCACCAAAGAAGAAGGTATGGCTGCGTTTACTGCGTTCGTGGAGAAGACCGGCCTCGATGCGTTGGGTGCGCCTTTAATGGTGGACTCAGGTGGGGGCTACCATGTGTATTGGCCTCTGACTGCTAACGTCGATATAGCTACGTGGAAACCTGTGGCTGAAAACTTCAAGCGCTTGTGCAGACAAGAAGGCATGAAGATCGACATGACTGTACCTGCTGATGCAGCGCGTGTTATGCGTGTGCCCGGCACTACTAACTGGAAGCGAGTCAGAAAGTATGGCATCACGCTGCCGGTGGTTGTGTTGCAAGAGCCATTGCCAGAGGTATTTCTATTTGATGATTTTGCTAGGATTGTCCGTGAGAATCTTATAGACATACCTCCGGTACACGACTTTGAAGCGATACCCGGCAAGAAGCCTACGCTGCCAGCAACAGCAAACACACTAAAGCTGTTTGAGAACTCATCGACGTTCTTTAAAACAATCCTCAACAAATCAACAAAAGGGGATGGCTGCGGCCAACTCGTACACTATTTAGAAAACGCCTCTGAAGATGGCATGGAACCGCTATGGCGCGGCTGGCTATCAATCGCAACGAAATGCGAAGACGGTGTTAAAGCATCAAACTTTCTTACTGAGCGTCATCCATATACTAAAGAACGCATGGCGCAGAAGCTGCGCGAGATCAAGGGTCCATACCCATGTATTAAATTTGATAGCGAAAACCCCGGCGTTTGCACAGGCTGCAAGCATTACGGCAAGATAACTAACCCGCTAGCGTTAGGCAGGGAGGTGCAGGTTGAAGTCGAGGAAAAAGTTATACAAGTTGTTAAGCAGCCTACTGCCCCCCATGAAGAGGCAACGCAGGTTACGTATGTTAGGCCGACAGCGCCGCGTGGTTTTTCGTACGGTAAGACAGGTGGTATCTATCGTGAAGAAACAACGACGGATGAAGAGGGTAATAAAGTTACAGCGCAACGAATGATCTTGCCGTACGACCTGTTTGTCATGGACATACTAAAGCCGATTGATGGCGAACACACAGTTCACATGGTGGCGCTGCGTCCTGAAGGCGCGGTAGATGTTTTGTTTCCTCAGAAAACCATCATTGGTAAAGATGAAATAGCTAAGTCGTTAGCATCTCAAAACATCATGGCGGCTTTCGGTGCAGGTAACGACGCTCAGTTGTGGATGTATGTGCGTGGCTGCGTTGAGAACTACAGTTCAGGTCGTGGTGCTATGGGTGTGCCATCTAACTACGGCTGGCAGGAAGATCAATCGTTTGTTCACCACAACTTGATCTACGGTGCTGACGGTTCAATTCGCAAGATACCTATGCCGGGCTTAGAGAATGTATTCCATGCTACAGGACGCAACGGTACGTTGGATGGTTGGCGCAAGCGCTTTCTTTTGTTGGCATCGTCCACCTACAACAAGCCTGAAGACCTGCATCCGTTACTAGCTAGTGCATGCGTTGGGTTTGGTTCTATCGTCATGGCGTTCTCTGGCATTGATGGCATGACGTTTCACTTGGGGCACAGAGAATCAGGTACAGGTAAGTCATACGCGTTACGTATGGCAGCGTCTATCTGGGGGCATCCTAACCGCTACCGCGTAGGTGCGGCAACATCTGATGTAGCCATGCTGCAAAGGGCTGGCCTACTAGGTAGTCTGGCGTTGATCTCAGATGAGATCACAACCAAGAACCGTGCGAACTTAGAGTGGTTCCCTGCTTTCTGCTTTAGCTATAGCGAGGGTGGTGGCAAGGACAGGATGGAGGCGGGAGCCAACAAGGAACGGATTAACACCTCGTTCTGGATGGGTCTAGCGTTGATGGCATCCAACACGGTAGTGTTGGACTACATGACAGGGGTGCGTAAACACTCCTCTGAGGGTGAACTACGTCGAGTCTTAGAACACAACCCACGCACTAAGCTACGCTGGACTCCTGCTGAGCTTGAACTTATCAAGACATACGCAGACAGCTATGGGGTTGCGGGTCCGTTGTTTGCACAATGGGCTGTTAAAAACCGCGAGACTATTCAGCGTGTGTACAAGGAAGTTGAAGCACGGTTAAAGGTTGAGTTCAACATCGTGGATGATGAGCGCTTCTGGTTGGCGGGTTGCGCTGCTGATGTGACCGGAGCCATCCTTGCAGGCGACAACTACGCAGGGATTGTTAACCTGCCGATCGAGGGCATCATCAAGGCGCTAAAGGGTATGGTAGTGGAGCAGCGTAAGTTAATGCGTGCAAGCGTAAGAACTGCGGAAGACGTGCTGTCAGACTACACCACTACGTTCTACGGCAACCTCGTTGTGTTTTCTGCGGCTGACCCAATCGGTGCGCGGTTTGGTGACGATACGTTGGTTGAGAAAAACACGCTGCGTAACAAGGTGGCTGGGCGTGTGGAGCATGAGGTAGCGCCGGGGTACGTGGACTTCTACATCGAGGAGCAGCAGCTTAAAGCTCATTGTGCTGCGATGGGGTTTAGCTTCTCTGACTTTAAGCGTGACATAGAGAACATCTACCGTGTGCAGTACATCCCGAAGTTTGATTTACTACGCAAAACCAACGGACCACCTATGCGTGTGAACGTAGTAAAGATCAGTCAGCCGACAGAACTATTTGAGAAGAATGTCTAAGAAGCTGACGGTTAAGTATCCGTGGGCGACGCTGCCCCGCTATGGTGGGTTTTTTGTACCGACGTTGGAACTTGAGAAAACGCGGGAGGAAGGACTAAAGGAAGGGATACGAATACGTATGTGGGGTAAAGCCGAGCCAGCCATCAAGGATGGCAAGCTCGGTGTGTTGTTTACTATTGGCGGGAAGCGGCATTGAATGCAGCAGCGAAGTCATCCTTTGCATACCGTATCTCGTCAATGCGTAAACGCTTTTCGCTAGGTGTGAGCGACGAAGCGCGGACAAGGCGCTCCATTTTTGAGAAGTCAGCAATACGTTCTTTGAACTTCTCAGACACGCTAGACAACACAATCTCACGCCCGTACTTATCAGCAAACGCTTCAGCTTCTTTAACTTGCCCTTTTTCTACCAATGTATCAAACGTGTTTTTAATTTGGTTATAGCGTTCACCGTTATCGAAGAACGCATCAAGCTGGCCTCTGGCGTTGTTAGGCTGGAACATAGAACCAACCAGAGGCATTTCAGACAAGCGTTTAGTCGGTGCTTCAGGACCTTTGGTTGCTGGTACAACTGCACCTAGCATGCTCATGAGTGCCAGACCGTAGCCGCCAAAGTATGCGTTCGCTAAGTAGTCTACTTTGACAGGAGACACACCTAAAGAATTACCAATAGCTGTCGCTGCACCTGTTGTTTTTTCACGCGTACGTGCTTCAGGTAGTAAGCCTAGCTCTGTTCTGGATTCTATATCTTCACCGGTATAGAAAGACTTGTTAAGTTGTGTCTCCAATATAGGCTTAACTGCTAACGGTACAAATGTTGTTGGTCCCAACGGCATAGTGTCTGCAAGCATCTTACCCATAGCTTCTAACACAGGCTTACCTTGCGTATCTTTCTGCGCAAGCATGACAAGAGCTTCAGGCAACGCTTTAAAAACAAGACCCGCTTCGTATGGGATAGGTATGCGTAGTGGTTCTTCTACGCCCGGTATGCGAACAAAATAATTCATCAACTTGTCGCGTGGTTTAGCGCGTTTGTATGCGTCGTCATCTCGCATAGATAGCGCGTATGCAATTGTTGTTGCAGCTAAAAGCGTGCCGCGCACAGCTAGTTTGCGCTGTATACCTAGTCTTTCATTGAAAGGCAGCTTGCCTCTCATGGATTCGTACAGTACGTTCAAACCTTGTATCTGCGAGTTTAAGAAAGGCACCATCATGTTCAAGGCGTACAACGTACCGCTAGTACCACGCTTACTAAAGTTCATAGACTCCATAGCAGCAAGCGTGGCTTCCATCTCCGACAATCCCTGCTGCCTGTACGACTTGTACAGCGCCACCCTCGATGAAGCGTCTGCCTTCATTGCCAACATATCAGCCTTAGCCAACACGCTGACATCACCTTTTACCAACTGCAACAAAATCTTTTCCATGTCTTCCGACGTACCGGAAATAAGCTGCCCACCAAACACACCTGCGCGTTGCAGCGCTCTTTCTTCTTCGCTGACTCCGCCCAACATGCTTATTAACTGGGACACAGAACTTGTCACGGGTGTCAT